TTTCTGTCTTCTCTTTTTTGTTCTATTTGAGTATTAGTTTGTTGTTTAGAGCCTTCTAGTTTAGTATTTAAATCAAACTCAAACTGCATTAATTCTTTTTTCAATTGAACCTCTTGTTGCAGGTATTGTATTTTTAATTGACTTCTAGTTTGTTCTAGTTGCGCTTCAGCTTGTGTTTTAGCTTGCTGTTTTTGCACTTCAGCTTGTGCTGCCGCTTGCGCTTATTGTTGTTGCGCTTGAGATTGAGCTTGTATATTTTCTTGTTGCATTTGCTGATCTCTTGCCATTTTAGTCTTTCTTTTTACTTTCAATAACTGATTAGCTAACTTTACATTTCTTACGTTACGTAAATCAATAGCATCATCTAAATCAATTGATTGTTGTTGTAATGCTGCTTGTATATTATTTTCAAGTAATTGTTTTTCTTCTTCGTCTGGCGTTAATTCTATAAATATACCAAAGTCATAAAGATGTAAGTTTTCCATTTCTTCAAGTGTAGCAACGTTATGAGCACCTAAAGCTCTTATAAAAGCTTGCTTAGTTGGAGAGTATTCTATTATATCCGCTATACGTAAAGAAAGACACTCAGCTACTTCAGCTGTTATATATAACATTGATTGTAATATATGTCTAGTTGCTGTGTTAGAGTTTGCCGCAGCTAGTTTTTGTACACCAACTAAAGCGTCTCTATCTGGAGTACTAGCGTCTCTAGCTTCATTTAACCCAGTCACATCTCTTATCATTTGTAAATAATAGTTGTAAGTAGTTATTAAACTTTGTAATTTACCACCATTTACACCGTTGTTTATTTGTTGTATTGGAACCTTGCCAGGATTCATATCTCCTTCTGAAGTAAAACTTCTACCTATAACAGAACCTGTTTGGAAGAACATGTTTAAAGCTTCTTGCGGATTATAATTTGTTCCGTTACCTAAATCTATTTCAGCTAAACCATCAGCGTCTAAGTAAACACCGTCTGGCACCATACGAGCCATAACTTGTTGTAGTTTTAAATGTGTTAACTGAATCATGTCGGCAAAGCTAGTTATTCTACCAACTAAGCTTTCTATTCTTCCTTCGTACATTCTAGGAGCTACTATTTGATAATTCATTTTTACACTAGAAAAATCAGAATCGGAACGCATCATATTAGGGCACATTCTCCACTTTAATACTTTATCGGCTCCAATAATATAAACACCTTCGTATAATACTTCAACTACTCTTTCTAGCTTGCTAAAGTCGCCATCCATATTTTCTACAGGTGGATTAAAAGTATCATCTTTTTCAATAACTTTTTCTCCTCCAGCAGCGGTTGATTTTAATTTGTAAACATCATTCATATGTGTTTTATAATTAAAATATAAAACTTGAACTTTATTTTTATCTCTATTAGCTACGTAGTCTAGCGGATAAGAATATTTATTTACTAAATCTTTTATTTCTTCTTCAGATAACCCTGGAAATTCTTTTACTAATTCGTTTATTGGCAATTCTTTTACTTCACCAATATAGTATATGTCATCAAAATACGGTGACTCAGTATGAGAATAAACTAAATCAGCTGGGTCTACATATTCAGCTTTAGCACCACTACTAAAATCAAAAGTTGTCTTTGTTGCGCCTATACCAAGTACCGCTAAATCGTACAAACATCTTTTTCTTATTAAATCATAGTTACTACCTTCTAATAATACATTTAATGCTTGCTCTTCTGCTAACTCTACAGCCTGCTTATAATTAAGTTGCATATGTAGTGCTAGTTCTTCTTCAGAGTCAGGTAATTTTTCTACATCATTTTCATAAAGATCTACATCAAATTGTTGTTTAGCAACTTCATTAAACTCTTTAGCGCGCATATCTTTAAGAATAGACTCCATGTATTCTGTTCTTTTGCTAACTCCATATTCATCTTGAGAAAAACAATTAATTTCATAATTTCTTTGAGCCATGCCATTAACAACAATATCTACAAACTTAGGAATAATAGGTACTGGCTTCCAGTCTAAATTAAGATAAGATAAATCACCGTTTATAGATAATTCATTTTTATATTTTTGTATAGGCTGTTCTCCTCTAGCATATAATCTTAGTGTATGAAAATTGTTTTTGTGACTATTGTATTTAGATGTTGTGCCAGAAAACCACTCGTGTCTTATAGCTCTTGCTACTTTTAAACCATACTCTTCGTTTAGTTTTTCTAAATCACTGACGGCTTGCGATGGAAAATGTATTGAATGTTCTGATCTCATATTTTATTATTAATTATCTTAGATGAAAATCCTTTGTTGTTATACTTTGATATACTAATATTTAAAGGTTGTTTTTCTGTTTTTGGGTTTGGTCTATATAAATGTCTGTTGCAGGCCATTATAGCTAGACCAGTACTTATAGAGGCATCATGTTTAGTTCTTCTGTTAATATCAAACTTTGCCCAATCGTTTAAAGCTTCGTTGAAATACATAGTACCATAAGTACCATCTTGTAGTAAACCAACGTGGTCGTTGATATACATTTCAATTGCAGCGGCGTGAGCTTGTTTTATATCTTCACTAGAGTTAGGTATTCCACCAACCTCCTTTTCTGCTACTGATAGCTTATTCCAAATCTTATCAGGTCTGTTCATGCTAAATCCTCTATACCCTCTTCTACGTAAATAGTATAGTAATCTTGGTTTATTATTTTCAGCAAGTATTGGCATGCCGTAGAAAACTAAAGACATTAGCACATCTTCAAAAAATATTTCAGCTGTTTGAGGTCTAGCTATGTATTCTAAAAAGAAAGTGTTAGCTGGAGCGTCTTCCATTGAAAATTTAGTTAATCCGTGTAATGCACCTTTAGAACCTTTATTATCTACTGTACCTGATATATCATATGAGTCACAACCAAAAGCTCCCATATGTTCATTACCTGGATATTTTATTCCGTTTTTTAAAATAACGTTATTTTGTAATTTGCCACCTGGTACCCAACTAACTTTAAATCTACCATTTGGATCTGGGTTAAAAACAACTTGAGTATCTTTAACTCCATTCACCCATTGAAAATTACCTATAGTTAAAACAGATGAGTTTCTATTTCCTTCGTTGTAATCTATTTGCTCATATATTCTTATAAGATTAAATAAACTATTTTTAGTTTCATCTCTAAAAGCGTGTTCTTCTGTTCTTGGAAACTGGCGGTAAAATTCATTTAAAGCGTCTTGGTCATCTTTTAATCCTTCTGCTTCATTATTCCAATGATCAATAACGCCATAATCTATCTCTAATCCTTGTGGGTCAATTCTTTTTTCTTTTGGCGTATTAAAAACCGGTTGACCATGCTCATCAATGAACCCTTCATAATTCCACTCCATTGGTATAAATAAAGAATATAATCCAGACTTTGTTTGTCCATTTCTATTTCTTTTTGTTACATCAGAGTTATTATATAAGTTTTTAAAATTATCACCACCTTTGTCTAGTGAGTTAGATGTTGATCCCATCATACACTTACCAACTATTCTACTACCTAATCTTAAACAAGTTTTTGTAACTCTCCAGTTGTTTTTTATATTATCAGGCCTTTCCCACTTACCACTTTCGTCGTGTACTAATAAAGAAAGCTTTTCACCATCATAGCTATTATCACCTGTGTTCTTCCAGTCTATAGTTGTATCTAGTCCTTCAACATCATCCATTTCCTCACGCTCACGTATTTTCTTACGAGTAAACTTTTTAGCTGGCACTCTATATGCGAGTTCGGACTTTGGTCGGTCCATACCATCTTGTATTGGTTTAAAGAAAAATGGATAGTTGAGACTTATTGGTACAACTTTATCTGTAAACATTTTTTTAGCATCAGCACCAGTTTTAGATAATATACCAAATCTACTATCACCTGCTAATGTAGCTAAATTAACTGTTTCAGCTGAACTCATAAAAGAAAAACCAGAACGTCTATTTTTTAAATAACACATCCCGTAACTTCTTTTGTCTGCTTTGCAAGCTTCCCAAAATATAAAGAACAATCTATTTGCTTCTCTATAATCTGGAGCGCCTACATCAATCTTACTCCACTGTAAGTACATATAATGTGTACCTGTTATATAGGTTGGTTTACCATTATTCATAAACCAAAATCCTTCTTCTCTTCTTTTAAACTCTTCGTCTATATATTCATAGTGAGTTTCTTTAAAATCGTTTGGATAATCTTGCCAATCAAATACAGTTTTAATTTTTTTAAAAGCAGTATTAGCTGGAAACTGTTTCCACTTTTGCTCTGATTTAATTTTACTACAAGAGTATATTTCTTTTGGTTGTTTTGGTAATGCTATTTGAAAACCTTGTATTTCTAATACTTCACCTATCATACCAGTTTTAGATATAGAAACTATATCAGCTTCTTTATTATAACCGTACTCCCATTTTTTAGACTTATTAAGTCTTTTTATGGTGTTTAATTTTATAGGCTCTATAACCTTATATAATGTTTGATTATACA